TGCCTATATGGTGGGTAGTTTAATTCTTGCATTTTGAGTCATAACTATTTTCCTCCTTTCACATTTATTGAACGTAGCTCCTGCACAAGATGTAGGGGCATTTTTTATATTTAAATAACTAGAGTAATTAACGTAAAGGCGTGTGATACAGTGAAAACAATTGATTAAATTAACACCGAAGCAAGAAAAGTTTGTGCTAGGACTCATAGAGGGCAAGAGCCAACGGAAAGCATATATTGACGCAGGGTATTCGACTAAAGGTAAGAGTGGGGAATATCTAGATAAAGAAGCGAGTACACTTTTTAAAAATCGGAAGGTTTCCGGAAGGTACGAAAAATTGCGTCAAGAAGTAGCTGAACAATCAAAATGGACACGCCAAAAGGCCTTTGAAGAATATGAGTGGCTAAAGAATGTAGCTAAGAATGACATTGAAATAGAGGGAGTGAAGAAAGCGACAGCTGATGCATTCCTCGCTAGTTTAGATGGTATGAATAGAATGACGTTAGGTAACGAAGTTTTAGCTAAAAAGAAAATAGAAACTGAAATTAAGATGCTTGAGAAGAAGATTGAACAAATAGATAAAGGTGACAGTGGAACAGAAGATAAAATCAAACAACTTCACGACGCAATAACGGAAGTGATCGTCAATGAATAAACTTAAATCTTTATATACGGACAAACAAATTGAAATATTGAAGCAAACGCAAAAACAAGATTGGTTTATGTTAATTAATCACGGAGCAAAGCGTACAGGTAAAACAATATTAAACAATGACTTATTTTTACGTGAGTTAATGCGTGTGCGAAAGATAGCAGACGAAGAAGGAATTGAGACACCTCAATATATACTTGCTGGTGCAACATTAGGTACGATTCAAAAAAACGTACTAATAGAGTTAACTAACAAATATGGCATTGAGTTTAATTTTGATAAATATAATTCATTCATGTTATTTGGCGTTCAAGTGGTTCAGACAGGTCACAGTAAAGTAAGTGGTATAGGAGCTATACGTGGTATGACATCGTTTGGTGCATATATCAATGAAGCGTCGTTAGCGCATGAAGAGGTGTTTGACGAGATTAAGTCACGTTGTAGTGGAACTGGTGCAAGAATATTGGTAGATACCAACCCTGACCATCCCGAGCATTGGTTGTTGAAAGATTATATTGAAAATACAGATCCTAAAGCAGGTATACTGAGTCACCAATTTAAGCTCGATGACAATAACTTTCTTAATGATAGATATAAAGAGTCTATTAAGGCTTCAACACCATCAGGTATGTTCTATGAACGTAATATCAACGGTATGTGGGTGTCTGGTGACGGTGTAGTATATGCCGACTTTGATTTGAATGAGAATACGATTAAAGCAGATGAACTGGACGACATACCTATCAAAGAATACTTTGCTGGTGTCGACTGGGGTTACGAGCACTATGGATCTATTGTGTTAATAGGACGAGGTATAGATGGTAACTTTTATTTTATTGAGGAGCACGCACACCAATTTAAGTTTATTGATGATTGGGTGGTTATTGCAAAAGATATTGTAAGTAGATATGGCAATATTAATTTTTACTGCGATACTGCACGACCTGAATACATCACTGAATTTAGAAGACATAGATTACGTGCAATTAACGCTGATAAAAGTAAACTATCGGGTGTGGAGGAAGTTGCTAAGTTGTTCAAACAAAACAAGTTACTTGTTCTTTATGATAATATGGATAGGTTTAAGCAAGAGGTATTTAAATATGTTTGGCACCCTACAAACGGAGAGCCTATAAAAGAATTTGATGACGTGTTGGACTCGTTAAGATATGCCATATACACACATACTAAACCTGAACGATTAAGGAGGGGGAAATGACATTGTATAAGTTAATAGATGATATTGAAGCACAAGGAATATTGCCTAAGCATATTGAGGCTCTAATAGAGTCACATAAAGACGATAGAGAGAGAATGGTTAATCTCTATAATAGATACAAGACACATATTGACTATGTACCAATATTCAAACGTCGACCAATTGAAGAAAAAGAAGATTTTGAAACTGGTGGAAATGTAAGGCGATTAGACGTGTCTGTTAATAACAAACTTAACAACTCTTTTGACAGCGAAATTGTTGATACACGTGTTGGTTATTTACATGGTGTTCCTGTTACTTATGATTTAGATGAAAACGCAGAAAAAAACGAAAAGTTGAAAAAGTTTATAACCAACTTTGCCATTAGAAATAGTGTTGATGATGAGGATTCTGAAATAGGTAAAATGGCAGCAATTTGCGGATATGGTGCTAGGTTAGCATATATTGATACGAATGGTGATATTAGGATTAAGAATATAGATCCCTATAATGTTATTTTTGTTGGCGACAATATTTTAGAACCTACATACTCATTGCGCTACTTTTATGAAAAAGATGATGATAATGGCACTGATTATGTGTACGCAGAGTTTTACGATAATGCTTATTATTATGTATTTCGAGGAGAAGGTATTGACGCTTTGCAAGAAGTTGGACGATATGAACATTTATTTGATTACAATCCATTGTTTGGTGTACCTAACAACAAAGAGATGATAGGAGATGCTGAAAAGGTTATTCACTTAATTGACGCATATGATTTAACAATGAGCGATGCATCAAGTGAGATTAGTCAGACACGTTTAGCATACCTTGTGTTACGCGGTATGGGTATGAGTGAAGAAATGATTCAAGAAACACAAAAGAGTGGCGCATTTGAGTTGTTCGACAAAGATATGGACGTTAAATACTTAACAAAAGATGTAAATGACACAATGATTGAGAACCATTTAGATCGAATCGAAAAGAATATCATGCGTTTTGCAAAGTCAGTAAACTTTAATTCTGACGAGTTTAACGGAAATGTACCTATCATTGGAATGAAACTTAAACTTATGGCTTTAGAGAACAAGTGTATGACGTTTGAGCGTAAGATGACAGCTATGTTGAGGTATCAATTCAAAGTTATTTTATCTGCATTAAAGCGTAAAGGGTACAACTTGGATGATGATAGTTATTTAAACCTGATATTTAAGTTCACTCGTAACATTCCAGTTAATAAGTTAGAAGAATCACAAGTGCTAATTAACCTGAAGGGACAAGTTTCAGAACGAACAAGGTTAGGACAATCACAACTAGTTGATGATGTTGATTACGAATTAGACGAAATGGAAAAAGAAAGTCTTGAATTTAATGACAAATTACCTGACATAGATGAAGGTGACGCAAATGACAAATCCCAAAATAACCAATCAGAATGATATTGATGAGTATATCGAGGGTTTAATCTCTAAAGCAGAAAAACCAATAGAACAACTATTTGCTAATCGACTTAAAGAGATAAAACAAATCATCGCAGATATGTTTGAGAAATATCAAAATGATGATGTGTATGTTACATGGACTGAATTCAATAAATACAACAGGCTCAATAAGGAGTTAACTCGTATAGGTACAATGTTGACTTATGACTATAGGCAAGTAGCTAAGATGATTCAGAAGTCACAAGAAGATGCTTATATAGAAAAATTCCTTATGAGCCTTTATTTATATGAAATGGCGAGTCAAACATCTATGCAGTTTGATGTTCCGAGTAAAGAGGTAATCAAATCAGCTATTGAACAACCTATTGAGTTCATTCGTTTAATGCCAACACTACAAAAACATCGTGATGAAGTATTGAAAAAGATACGTATGCACATTACACAAGGTATTATGAGTGGAGAGGGTTACTCTAAGATAGCTAAAGCAATACGTGATGATGTCGGCATGTCTAAAGCTCAATCATTGCGTGTGGCTCGTACAGAAGCAGGCAGAGCAATGTCACAAGCTGGACTTGATAGCGCAATGGTTGCTAAAGATAACGGTTTGAATATGAAGAAACGTTGGCATGCTACTAAAGATACACGAACACGTGATACTCATCGTCATTTAGATGGGGAATCAGTGGAAATAGATCAGAATTTTAAATCAAGTGGGTGTGTTGGGCAGGCGCCCAAGCTATTTATTGGTGTAAACAGTGCGAAAGAGAATATTAATTGTCGTTGCAAATTACTTTATTATATTGATGAAAATGAATTGCCAACTGTAATGAGAGCACGTAAAGACGATGGTAAAAATGAAGTTATCCCATTCATGACTTATCGTGAGTGGGAGAAATATAAGCGAAAAGGTGGTAATTGATATGGATTTTAAAATAAAAGTAAATGTTGATACTGGCGAAGCTATAGAAAAGTTAGAACGCATTAAATCCTTGTACGAAGAGATAATAGAGTTACAAAACGAAAAAGTTGTTGTAAACGTAACAGTTAAAAATGAAGCTGATTTAGATATGGTTAAAACATCTATTAGCGAAGAAAATGCTAAAAATAATGATTTCACACTTTTTTAGTTGTCTCTTTGCTACTCGACCTTAGCATGTCGTTAAACTGCTTTTTATTATGCACTTTTCGGACTGTTAGGGTACGCGAAGGGCAAAAAGGAGTTTTGATATATGAATATCGAAGAAGTTAAGTCTTTTTTTGAAGAACACAAAGACGATAAAGAAGTAAAAGATTATCTAAAGGGACTTAAGACGGTGTCTGTTGATGACGTTAAAGGCTTTTTAGATACAGAAGAAGGTAAACGATTCATTCAACCTGAATTAGATCGTTATCATTCGAAAGGATTAGAATCATGGAAAGAGAAAAATCTTGAGGATCTAATCGAACAAGAAGTACGGAAGCGTAATCCTGAGCAATCAGAAGAACAAAAACGTATTAGTGCTCTTGAACAAGAGTTAGAAAAACGCGACGCAGAGGCAAAACGTGAGAAGTTAAGAAGTAACGCGCTAGGTAAAGCGCAGGAACTAAATTTACCAACATCCTTAGTTGATAGATTTTTAGGCGATTCTGATGAAGATACTGAGCAAAACTTAAAAGCTTTAAAAGAAACCTTTGACAAGTATGTTCAAAAAGGCGTTGAGTCTAAATTTAAATCGAGTGGAAGAGATGTTAAAGAATCACGAAATCAAGATTTAGACCCTTCAAATGTAAAGTCCATTGAAGAAATGGCGAAAGAAATCAATATTAGAAAATAAAGTGAGGTAATAAAATATGGCAACTCCAACATACACGCCAGGCAATGTTATTTTATCGGATTTTAAAAACGGCGTTATTCCAGCAGAACAAGGTACTTTAATCATGAAAGACATTATGGCTAATTCAGCAATTATGAAATTAGCTAAAAATGAGCCAATGACAGCACAAAAGAAAAAATTTACTTACTTAGCAAAAGGTGTAGGCGCCTACTGGGTATCAGAAACGGAACGTATTCAAACTTCTAAGCCTGAATATGCGCAAGCAGAAATGGAAGCTAAGAAAATTGGTGTAATTATTCCGTTATCAAAAGAGTTTCTTAAATGGACTGCAAAAGATTTCTTTAATGAGGTTAAACCTCTAATTGCAGAGGCATTTTACAAAGCGTTTGACCAAGCTGTTATCTTTGGTACTAAATCACCTTACAACACTTCAACTAGTGGTAAACCGCTTGTTGAAGGCGCAGAAGAGAAAGGTAACGTTGTTACAGATACTAATAATTTATACGTAGACCTTTCGGCATTAATGGCTACTATTGAAGATGAAGAGTTAGATCCAAACGGAGTATTAACTACACGTTCATTCAGAAGTAAAATGCGTAATGCTTTAGATGCTAATGACAGACCATTATTTGATGCTAACGGGAACGAGATTATGGGATTACCACTATCTTATACTGGAGCGGATGTATACGACAAAAAGAAATCGTTAGCACTAATGGGTGATTGGGATTACGCACGTTACGGTATCTTACAAGGTATTGAGTATGCAATTTCTGAAGATGCCACGTTAACGACGTTACAAGCATCAGATGCTTCTGGCCAACCAGTATCATTATTTGAACGTGATATGTTCGCTTTACGTGCGACGATGCATATTGCATACATGAACGTTAAACCAGAAGCGTTCGCAACGCTTAAACCAACTGAATAGGAGGAGATATGATGGCTAATCCTGCAGAAGAGATTAAGGTAAAAAAAGACAATATGACTATTACTGTTACAAAGAAGGCATTTGACTCTTATTACAGTCTTGTCGGTTACAAAGAGGTTAAATCACGTCGTACTACGTCTGATAAGAGCGAGTGATAAAAATGACTCTTTATGAAGATGTTAAACTTTTACTCAAGAAAAATGGAGTGGAAGTTAAAAGTGATGAAGAAGAAATATTTAAGATGGAAGTTGACGGAATACTAGAAGATGTTAGGGATATAACAAACAATGATTTTATGAAAGATGGTCAAGTCATTTATCCTTACTCAATCAAAAAGTATGTCGCAGATGTCCTAGAGTATTATCAACGACCTGAAGTTAAAAAGAATTTAAAGTCAAGAAGTATGGGGACAGTGTCGTACACTTATAACGATGGTGTCCCTGATTACATTAGTGGAGTATTAAACAGGTATAAACGAGCAAAGTTTCATCCGTTTAAACCAATAAGGTAGAGGTGTTGTTTGTGTTTAACCCATACGACGAATTCCCTCACACTATTTCTATTGGAAGTATCAAAAAAGTAGGAGAGTATCCAATTATACAAGAGCGCTTTGTAAGCGATAAAACAATTAAAGGATTTATGGATACGCCTACTACATCTGAACAACTAAAATTTCATCAAATGTCACAAGAATATGACAGAAACCTATATGTACCTTATGACTTGCCAATATCTAAAAACAATTTATTTGAGTATGAGGGTAGAATCTTTAGTATTGAAGGTGATTCTGTAGATCAGGGCGGACAACATGAAATTAAGTTACTACGACTTAAGCAGGTGCCATATGGCAAAAGTTAAGTACGGTGCTGATAGCATGGTTGTTGAATTGGATAAGTTCGATAAGAAAATAGAAGAGTGGGTTAAAAAAGGTATTGCTAAAACAACGACGAAGATTTACAACACTGCTGTAGCATTAGCTCCTGTTGACTTAGGTTTTTTAGAAGAAAGTATTGACTTTAAATATTTCGATGGTGGGTTATCCAGTGTTATAAGTGTCGGCGCAGATTATGCAATATACGTTGAATACGGTACTGGTATATATGCTACTGGTCCTGGTGGTAGTCGTGCTACAAAGATTCCGTGGAGTTTTAAAGGTGATGACGGCGAATGGTACACCACATATGGTCAAGCGCCACAGCCATTTTGGAACCCTGCAATTGACGCAGGACGCAAGACATTCGAGCAGTATTTTTCATAGAGGTGGTTAAATATGTGGGTATCAGTTGAGCCTGAACTTACAAATCAAATATATAAAAGATTAATCTCAGACCCTAACATTAACAAACTAGTTGATGATAGGGTTTTTGACGTTGTTCAAGATGACGCTGTTTACCCATATATTGTTGTGGGTGAATCAAACGTCACTAACAACGAATCTAGCGCAACAATGAGAGAAACAGTCGGTATTGTCATACATGTGTATTCACAGTTCGCTACACAATACGAGGCTAAGCTCATTTTAAGCGCGATAGGTTATGTGCTTAACAGACCTATAGAAATAGATAATTACGAGTTTCAATTTAGCCGTATCGATAGTCAAGCAGTATTCCCTGATATAGACAGGTTTACTAAGCATGGCACGATACGGCTTTTATTTAAGTACAGACATAAAAAGAAAAACGAAGGAGTGTATTAAATGGCGCAAAAAAACTATTTAGCAGTTGTACGTCCAGCTGAAACTGACTTAGATCCAGTAGAATCTTTATTATTAGCTGACTTACAAGAAGGTGGACATACGATTGAAAATGATTTAGCTGAAATAGTACGAGGCGGTAAAACGGACTATTCTCCCAATGCAATGTCAGAATCATTTAAATTAACAATTGGTAATGTGCCTGGAGATAAAGGAATTGAAGCAGTGAAACACGCTGTACAAACAGGTGGACAGTTGCGTATATGGCTTTATGAGCGTAATAAACGTGCAGACGGTAAACATCACGGAATGTTTGGTTATGTTGTTCCAGAATCATTTGAAATGTCATTTGATGATGAAAGTGACAAAATCGAACTATCATTAAAAGTTAAATGGAATACAGCAGAAGGTGCTGAAGATAACTTGCCGAAAGAGTGGTTTGAAGCTGCAGGTGCGCCTACAGTTGAATACGAAAAATTCGGCGAAAAAGTCGGAACATTCGAGAATCAAAAGAAAGCTAGTGTTGTATCTGATTCACACACGGAAGACCATTCTATGTAAACTAATAGATCAAGGGGGCGTAAGCTCCCTATTTTTTTATAAAAAAATTGAAAAGAGGTATATATTTTGACTGAATTTAATCCAATTACAACATTAAAAATTAATGACGGAGAAAAAGATTACGAAGTAGAAGCAAAAGTAACATTTGCATTTGACCGAAAAGCTGAAAAATTCTCAGAAGATAGCGAAGATGGGAGAAAAGGAGCAATGCCAGGATTCAATGTTATCTTTAACGGTTTGCTAGAATCTAGAAACAAAGCGATTTTACAATTTTGGGAATGTGCTACTGCTTATTTAAAAAACCCACCAACTCGAGAACAATTAGAAAAAGCAATTGATGATTTCATCACTGAAAACGAGGATACTTTGCCGTTATTACAAGGGGCTTTGGACAAACTTAACAATAGTGGTTTTTTCAAGAGGGAGAGTCGCTCGTACTGGATGACATTGAACAAAGCACCGAATATGGCCAAAAGCGAGGACAAAGAAATGACGAAAGCAGGCATAGAAATGATGAAAGAGAATTACAAGGAAATCATGGGCGCAGAACCTTACACGATTACTCAAAAATAAGGCAACTGACAGCTAGATATTTAGGATATATCCCTGAACATGAATTGTTAGCACTAACACCTGCTGAATGGCGTGATTGGCTTATTGGTGGTCAGGATAGGTACCTAGATCAAAGACAATTATTAATTGAACAAGCGCAAGCTAACGGCTTAGTACAAGCTTCTAAGAGGCTAACTAGTATGATTCGTGACATTGAGAAACAACGTTACGAAATAAGAGAACCTGGTAGCTATGCTCGTGTACAAAAAGCTAGATTAGAAGAAGAAAAAAGAAGACGTGAACTCTTCAAAGAAGGTACAAGAAAATTCCTTGAATCGAAAGGAGGTTAGCCTTTGGATACTCATTTTATGGCAAAGATTATGGCCAATATTAGAGATTTCCAAAGCAACGTAAGGAAAGCTCAACGATTAGCAAAGACGTCTGTACCAAACGAAATTGAAACAGATGTAAAAGCAGATATTTCAAGATTCCAAAGAGCTTTACAACGCGCTAAATCAATGGCTCAACGATGGCGAGAGCATTCTGTTAAATTATTCATGAAAACAGATGAGTATAAAGCGAATTTAGAACGCGCTAAAGCTCAAGTAGAGCGATTTAAACAACATAAAGTAGATTTGAAACTAAGTAACACTGAATTAATGGCCAAATATAATGCAACTAAAGCTACTGTCGAAGCTTGGAGAAAACATGTTGTTAAGTTGGATTTAGATGCAAACCCCGCTAAAATGGCGGTTAAAGGGTTTAAAGAAGATTTAATAGATCTTAGCAGGCATAGTTTTGATATTGATTCCAGCAGATGGAAATTAGGAAATAAATTCACAAAAGAATTCAATGAAGTCGAAGGAGCAGTTAAACGTTCTTTCGGAAGAATTGGTCAGATTATGAGAAAAGAAGTAAATGGAACAAGTGATATTTGGGGTAAACTTAACAACTCATTGAAAGATTACGGCGAGAAAATGGACGCCTTAGCTACTAAAATCCGAACTTTCGGTACTATCTTCGCGCAACAGGTCAAAGGCTTAATGATTGCTAGTATACAAGCATTGATACCAGTGATTGCCGGATTAGTACCTGCAATAATGGCAGTACTTAATGCGGTTGGTGTATTAGGTGGTGGCGTTTTAGGTTTAGTTGGCGCATTCTCTGTCGCAGGTCTTGGAGTTGTTGGCTTTGGTGCAATGGCTATTAGCGCTCTTAAAATGGTTGAAGATGGAACATTGGCAGTAACAAAAGAAGTTCAAAACTTTAGAGATGCGAGCGATCAGTTAAAAACTACATGGCGTGATATTGTTAAAGAGAATCAAGCAAGTATCTTTAATGCGATGTCAGCAGGTATCAGAGGCGTTACAAGTGCGATGTCTCAATTAAAACCATTCTTATCCGAAGTATCTATGCTAGTTGAAGCAAACGCACGCGAGTTTGAGAATTGGGTTAAACATTCCGAAACAGCTAAGAAAGCGTTTGAAGCATTGAATAGCATAGGTGGCGCAATCTTCGGAGATTTATTGAACGCTGCAGGACGATTTGGCGACGGATTAGTTAACATTTTCACTCAATTAATGCCGTTGTTCAAATTTGTGTCTCAAGGACTACAGAACATGTCTATAGCTTTCCAAAATTGGGCTAATAGTGTAGCTGGTCAGAATGCTATTAAAGCGTTTATTGACTACACTACCACTAACTTACCTAAGATTGGTCAGATATTTGGTAATGTGTTCGCTGGTATTGGTAATTTAATGATTGCTTTTGCACAAAACAGTTCCAACATTTTTGATTGGTTGGTTAAATTAACTTCTCAATTTAGAGCATGGTCAGAACAAGTAGGACAATCACAAGGGTTTAAAGACTTTATCAGTTATGTTCAAGAGAATGGTCCTACTATTATGCAGTTAATCGGTAATATCGTAAAAGCATTAGTTGCTTTTGGTACTGCAATGGCTCCTATAGCTAGTAAATTGTTAGACTTTATCACTAATCTAGCTGGATTTATCGCTAAACTATTCGAAACACACCCAGCTATAGCACAAGTTGCTGGCGTTATGGGTATTTTAGGCGGTGTATTTTGGGCTTTAATGGCTCCGATTGTTGCTATAAGTAGTGTACTTACAAATGTGTTTGGTTTGAGCTTATTCAGCGTCACTGAAAAGATTTTAGACTTCGTTAGAACATCAAGTTTAGTTACTGGAGCTACGGAAGCATTAATAGGTGCATTCGGTTCGATTTCAGCACCTATTTTAGCAGTTGTTGCAGTAATTGGTGCATTCATTGGTGTCCTCGTTTATTTATGGAAAACAAACGAGAACTTTAGAAATACTATTACTGAAGCGTGGAACGGTGTTAAAACGGCAGTTTCTGGTGCGATTCAAGGTGTAGTCGGCTGGTTAACTGAATTGTGGGGCAAAATCCAATCTACCTTACAACCGATAATGCCTATATTGCAAGTATTAGGACAAATATTCATGCAAGTTTTAGGTGTTTTGGTAATAGGCATCATTACAAACGTTATGAATATCATACAAGGTTTGTGGACTTTAATTACAATTGCGTTCCAAGCCATAGGAACAGTGATATCCGTAGCAGTCCAAATCATAGTAGGTTTGTTCACTGCTTTAATTCAGTTGCTTACTGGCGACTTCTCAGGTGCTTGGGAGACTATTAAAACTACGGTTACCAATGTGCTTGATACGATTTGGCAATACATGCAATCAGTTTGGGAGTCAATTATCGGCTTTTTAACTGGCGTAATGAATCGAACACTTTCTATGTTTGGTACAAGTTGGTCACAGATATGGAGTACAATCACTAATTTTGTTAGCAGTATTTGGAACACTGTTACAAGTTGGTTCAGTCGAGTGGCTTCGAGTGTAGCTGAAAAAATGGGGCAAGCACTAAACTTTATTATCACAAAAGGTTCTGAATGGGTTTCTAACATTTGGAATACAGTTACAAGTTTCGCGAGTAAAGTAGCTGATGGGTTTAAAAGAGTTGTCTCAAATGTAGGTGACGGTATGAGTGATGCACTTGGTAAGATTAAAAGTTTCTTCAGTGATTTCTTAAATGCCGGAGCGGAATTAATCGGCAAAGTAGCTGAGGGTGTAGCCAATGCTGCGCACAAAGTAGTCAGCGCGGTAGGCGATGCGATTTCATCAGCTTGGGACTCTGTAACTTCATTCGTAAGTGGACACGGTGGAGGTAGTAGCTTAGGTAAAGGTTTAGCGGTATCACAAGCAAAAGTAATTGCTACAGACTTTGGCAGTGCCTTTAATAAAGAGCTATCCTCTACTTTGACAGATAGTATAGTAAATCCTGTAAGTACTTCTATAGACAGACACATGACTAGCGATGTTCAACATAGCTTAAAAGAAAATAATAGACCTATTGTGAATGTAACGATTAGAAATGAGGGCGACCTTGATTTAATTAAATCACGCATTGATGACATGAACGCTATAGACGGAAGTTTCAACTTATTATAAGGGAGGTTTGTTAGTTGATAGCGCACGATATAGAAGTAATAAGGAATGGTTCACAGTATCGCGTCAGTGACAATCCTTTCACTTATAATCACTTGGAAGTAGTTGAATATAACGTTACAGGCGCAGGATATCATCGTAACTATTCTGATATAGAGGGTATTGATGGTAGATTTCATAATTACGCTAAAGAAGAACTTAAAAAAGTAGAGCTTAAGATAAGGTATAAAGTACCTAAAATTGCTTATGCTTCACATTTAAAGTCAGACGTCCAAGCACTATTTGCTGGACGTTTTTATTTAAGGGAATTAGCTACACCAGACAATTCAATTAAGTATGAGCATATATTAGATATACCAAAAGACAAACAAGCATTTGAGCTTGATTATGTTGATGGACGACAACTTTTTGTAGGACTAGTAAGTGAAGTTTCTTTTGACACAACACAAACATCAGGGGAATTTTCTTTGTCGTTTGAAACAACCGAACTACCATACTTTGAAAGTGTCGGTTATAGTACTGATCTTGAAAGTAATAACGACCCTGAAAAATGGTCGGTACCTGATAGATTGCCTACAAACGAAGGTGATAAGAGGCGTCAAATGACATTTTACAACACTAACTCAGGAGAAGTTTATTATAACGGTGATGTTCCTTTAACACAGTTTAATCAGTTTAATGTTGTTGAAATAGAGTTAGCTGAAGATGTTAAAGCTAATGATAAGGATGGATTCACTTTCTATACAGATAAAGGAAATATCTCAGTTATTAAGGAAGTTGATTTAAAAGCCGGAGATAAAATAATCTTCGACGGTAAACATACCTATAGAGGTTATTTAAATATAGATTCTTTTAATAAAACTTTAGAACAACCGGTTTTATATCCAGGCTGGAATCGATTCAAGTCTAATAAAGTAATGAAACAAATTACATTTAGACACAAATTATATTTTAGATAAGGAGTAGCCTATGCCAATTTTATTAAAAAGTCTACAGGGTGTAGGGCACGCTATTAATGTTAGTACAAAGGTAAGTAAAAAGCTAAATGAAGATAGTTCTTTGGATCTAACTATTATCGAGAACGCGAGTACGTTTGACGCAATAGGTGCTATAACTAAAATGTGGACGATCACTCATGTTGAAGGTGAAGATGATTTCAACGAATATGTAATTGTCATACTTGATAAGTCTACTATTGGCGAAAAAATAAGGCTTGATATCAAAGCTAGGCAAAAAGAACTTGATGACCTTAACAATTCTAGGATTTACCAAGAGTATAACGAAAGTTTTACAGGCGTTGAGTTCTTCAATACTGTCTTTAAAGGAACGGGTTATAAGTATGTATTACATCCAAAAGTAGATGCATCTAAATTCGAGGGATTAGGCAAAGGAGATACACGATTAGAAATCTTTAAAAAAGGACTTGAGCGTTATCATCTCGAATATGAATACGATGCAAAGACTAAAACGTTTCATTTGTATGATGAATTATCTAAGTTTGCCAATTATTACATTAAAGCTGGTGTGAATGCTGATAACGTCAAAATACAAGAAGATGCATCTAAATGTTATACCTTTATTAAAGGTTATGGTGATTTTGATGGACAACAGACTTTTGCAGAAGCGGGACTACAAATTGAATTCACTCATCCATTAGCACAATTGATAGGTAAAAGAGAAGCGCCACCGCTTGTTGATGGACGTATTAAAAAAGAAGATAGTTTAAAAAAAGCAATGGAGTTATTGATAAAGAAAAGTGTCACTGCTTCTATTTCCTTAGACTTTGTAGCGTTACGTGAACATTTCCCAGAAGCTAACCCTAAAATAGGTGATGTTGTTAGAGTGGTGGATTCTGCCATAGGATATAACGACTTAGTGAGAATAGTCGAAATCACTACACATAGAGATGCGTACAATAATATCACTAAGCAAGATGTAGTATTAGGAGACTTTACAAGGCGTAATCGTTATAACAAAGCAGTTCATGATGCTGCAAATTATGTTAAAAGCGTAAAATCTACAAAATCCGACCCATCTAAAGAACTAAAAGCATTAAACGCAAAAGTTAACGCAAGTTTATCTATAAATAATGAATTGGTTAAGCAGAATGAAAAAATAAACGCTAAAGTCGATAAGATGAATACTAAAACAGTTACAACTGCTAATGGTACGATCATGTACGACTTTACTAGTCAATCAAGTATAAGAAACATCAAATCAATTGGAACGATTGGCGACTCTGTAGCTAGAGGGTCGCACGCAAAAACTAATTTCACAGAAATGTTAGGCAAGAAATTGAAAGCTAAAACGACTAATCTTGCAAGAGGTGGCGCAACAATGGCAACAGTTCCAATAGGTAAAGAAGCGGTAGAAAACAGCATTTATAGACAAGCAGAGCAAATAAGAGGAGACCTAATCATATTACAAGGCACTGATGATGACTGGTTACACGGTTATTGGGCAGGCGTACCGATAGGCACTGATAAAACGGATACAAAAACGTTTTACGGTGCCTTTTGTTCTGCAATTGAAGTTATTAGAAAGAATAATCCAGATTCAAAAATACTAGTGATGACAGCTACAAGACAATGCCCTATGAGTGGTACAACAATACGCCGTAAAGACACGGACAAAAACAAACTAGGGTTAACACTTGAGGACTATGTAAACGCTCAAATATTAGCTTGTAGTGAGTTAGATGTACCAGTGTTTGACGCATATCACACAGATTACTTTAAGCCATACAATCCAGCTTTTAGGAAAGCGAGCATGGAGGACGGCTTACACCCTAACGAAAAAGGTCACGAGGTTATTATGTACGAGTTAATCAAGGATTATTACAGTTTTTACGACTAAAGGAGGCAACCAATGGCTTACGGATTAATTACAAGTTTACATTCAATGACAGGTCGGAAAATAGTTGCTCAACATGAGTATAACTATCGCTTGTTAGATGAAGGTATGAGCAAACTTGAGAAAATGTTTATATACCATCAAAAAGAAGAAATATACGCACACTCAGCGAAACAAATTAAATACTTGAATGACAGTGTTGAAGATTATTTAACGTATTTAAATAGCCGTTTTAGCAATATGATTCTAGGCCATAACGGCGACGGTATCAATGAAGTAAAAGACGCGCGTATTGATAATACAGGTTATGGTCATAAGACATTGCAAGATCGTTTGTATCATGATTATTCAACACTAGATGCTTTCACTAAAAAGGTTGAGAAAGCTGTAGATGAACACTATAAAGAATATCGAGCGACAGAATACCGATTCGAACCAAAAGAGCAAGAACCGGAATTTATCACTGATTTATCGCCATATACAAATGCAGTAATGCAATCATTTTGGGTAGACCCTAGAACGAAAATTATTTATATGACGCAAGCTCGTCCAGGTAATCATTACATGTTATCTAGATTGAAGCCCAACGGACAATTTATTGATAGATTGCTTGTTAAAAACGGCGGTCACGGTACACACAATGCGTATAGATACATTGATGGAGAATTATGGATTTATTCAGCTGTATTGGACAGTAACAAAAACAACAAGTTTGTACGTTTCCAATATAGAACTGGAGAAATAACTTATGGTAATGAAATGCAAGATGTCATGCCGAATATATTTAACGACAGATATACGTCAGCGATTTATAATCCTATAGAAAATTTAATGATTTTCAGACGTGAATATAAAGCTTCTGAAAGACAAGCTAAGAATTCATTGAATTTCATTGAAGTAAGAAGTGCTGACGATATTGATAAAGGTATAGACAAAGTATTGTATCAAATGGATATACCTATGGAATACACTTCAGATACACAACCTATGCAAGGTATCACTTATGATGCAGGTATCTTATATTGGTATACAGGTGATTCGAATACAGCCAACCCTAACTACTTACAAGGTTTCGATATAAAAACAAAAGAATTGTTATTTAAACGACGTATCGATATTGGCGGTGTGAATAATAACTTTAAAGGAGACTTCCAAGAAGCTGAGGGTCTAGATATGTATTACGATCTAGAAACAGGACGTAAAGCACTTTTAATAGGGGTAACTATTGGACCTGGTAATAACAGACATCACTCAATTTATTCTATCGGCCAAAGAGGTGTTAACCAATTCTTAAAAAACATTGCACCTCAAGTATCGATGACTGATTCAGGTGGACGTGTTAAACCGTTACCAATACAGAACCCAGCATATCTAAGTGATATTACGGAAGTTGGTCATTACTATATCTATACGCAAGACACACAAAATGCATTAGATTTCCCGTTACCGAAAGCGTTTAGAGATGCAGGGTGGTTCTTGGATGTACTGCCTGGACACTATAATGGTGCTCTAAGACAAGTACTTACCAGAAACAGCACAGGTAGAAATATGCTTAAATTCGAACGTGTCATTGACATTTTCAATAAGAAAAACAACGGAGCATGGAATTTCTGTCCGCAAAACGCCGGTTATTGGGAACATATCCCTAAGAGTATTACAAAATTATCAGATTTAAAAATCGTTGGTTTAGATTTCTATATCACTACTGAAGAATCAAAACGATTTACTGATTTTCCTAAAGACTTTAAAGGTATTGCAGGTTGGATATTAGAAGTAAAATCGAATACACCAGGTAACACAACACAAGTATTAAGACGTAATAACTTCCCGTCTGCACATCAATTTTTAGTTAGAAACTTTGGTACTGGTGGCGTTGGTAAATGGAGTTTATTCGAAGGAAAGGTGGTTGAATAATGATAGTAGATAATTTTTCGAAAGACGATAACTTAATCGAGTTACAAACAACATCACAATATAATCCAATTATTGACACAAACATCAGTTTCTATGAATCAGATAGAGGAACTGGTGTTTTAAATTTTGCAGTAACTAAGAATAACAGACCGTTATCTATAAGTTCTGAACATGTTAAAACATCTATCGTGTTAAAAACCGATGATTATAACGTAGATAGAGGCGCTTATATTTCAGACGAATTAACGATAGTAGACGCAATTAATGGGCGTTTGCAGTATGTGATACCGAATGAATTTTTAAAACATTCAGGCAAGGTGCATGCTCAGGCATTCTTTACACAAAACGGGAGTAATAATGTTGTTGTTGAACGTCAATTTAGCTTCAATATTGAAAATGATTTAGTTAGTGGGTTTGATGGTATAACAAAGCTTGTTTATATCAAATCTATTCAAGATACTATCGAAGCAGTCGGTAAAGACTTTAACCAATTAAAGCAAGATATGGATGATACACAAACGTTAATAGCAAAAGTGAATGATAGTGCGACAAAAGGCATTCAACAAATCGAAATCAAGCAAAACGAAGCTATACAAGCTATTACTGCGACGCAAACTAGTGCAACACAAGCTGTTACAGCTGAAGTCGATAAAATAGTTGAAAAAGAGCAAGCGATTTTTGAACGTGTTAACGAAGTTGAACAACAAATCAATGGCGCTGACCTTGTTAAAGGTAATTCAACAACAAATTGGCAAAAGTCTAAACTTACAGATGATTACGGTAAAGCAATTGAATCGTATGAGCAGTCCATAGATAGCGTTTTAAGCGCAGTTAACACATCTAGGATTATTCATATTACTAATGCAACAGATGCGCCAGAAAAGACGGATATAGGCACGTTAGAGAAGCCTGGACAAGATGGTGTTGATGACGGTTCTTCGTTCGATGAATCAACTTATACATCAAGCAAATCTGGTGTGTTAGTTGTTTATGTTGTTGATAATAATACTGCTCGTGCAACATGGTACCCAGACGATTCAAACGATGAGTACACAAAATACAAAATCTACGGCACATGGTACCCGTTTTATAAAAAGAATGATGGAAACTTAACTAAGCAATTTGTTGAAGAAACGTCTAACAACGCTTTAAATCAAGCTAAGCAGTATGTAGATGATAAATTCGGAACAACGAGCTGGCAACAACATAAGATGACAGAGGCGAATGGTCAATCAATTCAAGTTAACTTAAATAATGCGCAAGGCGATTTGGGATATTTAACTGCTGGTAATTACTATGCAACAAGAGTGCCGGATTTACCAGGTAGTGTTGAAAGTTATGAGGGTTATTTATCGGTATTCGTTAAAGACGATACAAACAAGCTATTTAACTTCACGCCTTATAACTCTAAAAAGATTTACACACGATCAATCACAAACGGCAGACTTGAGCAACAGTGGACAGTTCCTAATGAACATAAGTCAACGGTATTGTTCGACGGTGGAGCAAATGGTGTAGGTACAACAATCAATCTAACCGAACCATACACAAACTATTCTATTTTATTAGTAAGTGGAACTTATCCAGGTGGCGTTATTGAGGGATTCGGACTAACCACATTACCTAATGCAATTCAATTAAGTAAAGCGAATGTAGTTGACTCAGACGGTAACGGTGGCGGTATTTATGAGTGTTTACTATCCAAAACAAGTAGCACTACTTTAAGAATCGATAACGATGTGTACTTTGATTTAGGTAAAACATCAGGTTCTGGAGCGAATGCCAACAAAGTTACTATAACTAAAATTATGGGGTGGAAATAATGAAAATCACAGTAAATGATAAAAATGAAGTTATCGGATACGTTAATACTGGCGGTTTACGCAATAGTTTAGATGTAGACGATAACAATGTGTCTATCAAATTCAAAGAAGAGTTCGAACCTAGAAAGTTCGTTTTCACTAACGGCGAAATTAAATACAATAGCAATTTCGAAAAAGAAGACGTACCGAATGCATCAAACCAACAAAGTGCGTCAGATTTAAGTGATGAGGAACTTCGCGGAATGGTTGCAAGTATGCAAATGCAGATGACGCAAGTGAACATGTTGACAATGCAATTGACGCAACAAAACGCTATGTTAACACAACAGTTGACCGAACTGAAAACTAACAAAACAAATACTGAGGGGGACGTTTAAATGATGAAGATGATTTATCCAACTTTTAAAGACATTAAAACTTTTTATGTGTGGGGTTGCTATAAAAATGAGCAAATTAAGTGGTACGTAGACATGGGTGTAATCGACAAAGAAGAATATGCATTGATCACTGGTGAAAAATATCCAGAGGCAAAAGATGAAAAGTCACAGGTGTAATGCTTGAGGCTTTTTAATTTAACACAAAGTAGGTGGCGTAATGTTTGGATTTACCAAACGGCACGAACATGAATGGCGAATTAGAAGATTAGAAGAGAATGATAAAACAATGCTTAGCACTCTCAATGAGATTAAATTAGGTCAAAAAACTCAAGAGCAAGTTAACATTAAATTAGATAAAACTTTAGATGCTATCCAGAGGGAAAGACAGATAGACGAAAAAAATAAGAAAGAAAACGACAAAAATATACGCGATATGAAAATGTGGATTCTCGGTTTGATAGGGACTATCTTCAGTACGATTGTCATAGCTTTACTAAGAACTATTTTTGGTATTTAAAGGAGGTGATTACCATGCTTAAAGGGATTTTAGGATATAGCTTCTGGGCGTGCTTCTGGTTTGGTAAATGTAAATAACAGTTAAGAGTCAGTGCTTCGGCACTGGCTTTTTATTTTGATTGAAATGAGGTGCATACATGGGATTACCTAACCCAAAGACTAGAAAGCCTACAGCTAGTGAAGTGGTGGAGTGGGCAAAGTCGAATATTGGTAAGAGGATTAATATAGATAATTATCGGGGCAGTCAATGTTGGGATACACCTAACTTTATTTTTAAAAGATATTGGGGTTTTGTAACATGGGGCAATGCTAAGGATATGGCTAATTACAGATATCCTAAGGGTTTCCGATTCTATCGTTATTCATCTGGATTTGTACCGGAACCTGGAGACATCGCAGTTTGGCACCCTGGCAACGGAATAGGTTCGGACGGACACACCGCAATAGTAGTAGGACCATCTAATAAAAGTTATTTTTATAGCGTTGACCAAAACTGGGTTAATTCTAATAGTTGGACAGGTTCTCCAGGAAGATTAGTAAGACACCCTTATGTAAGTGTTACAGGCTTTGTTAGGCCTCCATACTCAAAAGATACTAGCAAACCTAGTAGTACTGATACAAGTTCAGCATCAAAAGCCAATGACTCAACAATTACTGGCGAAGCGAAGAAACCGCAATTTAAAGAAGTTAAAACAGTAAAATACACTGCTTACAGCAATGTTTTAGATAAAGAAGAGCACTTCATTGATCATATAGTTGTAATGGGTGATGAACGCTCAGATATTCAAGGATTATATATAAAAGAATCAATGCATATGCGTTCTGTAGACGAACTGTATACGCAAAGAAATAAGTTTATAAGCGATTATGAAATACCGCATTTATATGTCGATAGAGAGGCTACATGGCTTGCTAGACCAACCAATTTTGATGACCCGCGTCACCCTAATTGGCTAGTTATTGAAGTATGTGGTGGTCAAACAGATAGCAAACGACAATTCTTATTGAATCAAATACAAGCGTTAATACGTGGTGTTTGGTTATTGTCAGGGATTGATAAAAACTTATCTGAAACGACGTTAAAGGTAGACCCTAATATTTGGCGTAGTATGAAAGATTTAATTAATTACGACTTGATTAAGCAAGGTATACCGGATAACGCAAAGTATGAGCAAGTTAAAAAGAAAATGCTTGAGACATACATTAAACGAGATATATTGACACGAGAAAATATAAAAGAAGTAACGACAAAAACAACAATAAGAATTAGTGATAAAACATCAGTTGACAGTGCGTCCACACGAGGCCCTACTCCATCAGACGAAAAACCAAGCATCGTTACTGAAACAAGTCCATTCACATTCCAGCAAGCACTGGATAGACAAATGTCTAGGGGTAACCCGAAAAAATCTCATACATGGGGCTGGGCTAATGCAACACGAGCACAAACGAGCTCGGCAATGAATGTTAAGCGAATATGGGAAAGTAACACGCAATGCTATCAAATGCTTAATTTAGGCAAGTATCAAGGCATTTCAGTTAGTGCGCTTAACAAAATACTTAAAGGAAAAGGAACGCTCGACGGACAAGGCAAAGCATTCGCGGAAGCTTGTAAGAAAAACAACATTAACGAAATTTATTTGATCGCGCACGCTTTCTTAGAAAGTGGATACGGAACAAGTAACTTCGCTAGTGGTAGATACGGTGCATATAATTACTTCGGTATTGGTGCATTCGACAACGACCCTGATTATGCAATGACGTTTGCTAAAAATAAAGGTTGGACATCTCCAGCAAAAGCAATCATGGGCGGTGCTAGCTTCGTAAGAAAGGATTACATCAATAAAGGTCAAAACACATTGTACCGAATTAGATGGAATCCTAAGAATCCAGCTACCCACCAATACGCTACTGCTATAGAGTGGTGCCAACATCAAGCAAGTACAATCGCTAAGTTATATAAACAAATCGGCTTAAAAGGTATCTACTTCACAAGGGATAAATATAAATAAAGAGGTGTGTAAATGTACAAAATAAAAGATGTTGAAACGAGAATAAAAAATGATGGTGTTGACTTAGGTGACATTGGCTGTCGATTTTACACTGAAGATGAAAATACAGCATCTATAAGAATAGGTATCAATGACAAACAAGGTCGTATCGATCTAAAAGCACATGGCTTAACACCTAGATTACATTTGTTTATGGAAGATGGCTCTATATTCAAAAATGAGCCCCTTATTATCGACGATGTTGTAAAAGGGTTCCTTACCTACAAAATACCTAAAAAGGTTATCAAACACGCTGGTTATGTTCGCTGTAAGCTGTTTTTAGAGAAAGAAGAAGAAAAAATACATGTCGCAAACTTTTCTTTCAATATCGTTGATAGTGGTATTGAATCTGCTGTAGCAAAAGAAATCGATGTTAAATTGGTAGATGATGCTATTACGAGAATTTTAAAAGATAACGCGACAGATTTATTGAGCAAAGACTTTAAAGAGAAAATAGATAAAGATGTCATTTCTTACATCGAAAAGAATGAAAGTAGATTTAAAGGTGCGAAAGGTGATAAAGGCGAACCGGGACAACCTGGTGCGAAAGGTGATACAGGTAAAAAAGGAGAACAAGGCGCACCCGGTAAAAACGGTACTGTAGTATCAATCAATCCTGACACTAAAATGTGGCAAATTGATGGTAAAGATACAGATATCAAAGCAGAACCTGAGTTATTGGACAAAATCAATATCGCAAATGTTGAAGGGTTAGAAGATAAATTGCAAGAAGTTAAAAAAATCAAAGATACAACTCTCAACGACTCTAAAACGTATACGGATTCAAAAATTGCTGAACTAGTTGATAGCGCGCCTGAATCTATGAATACATTAAGAGAATTAGCAGAAGCAATACAAAACAACTCTATTTCAGAAAGTGTATTGCAACAGATTGGCTCAAAAGTTAGTACAGAAGATTTTGAGGAATTCAAACAAACACTAAACGATTTATATGCTCCAAAAAATCATAATCATGATGAGCGGTATGTTTTGTCATCTCAAGCTTTTACTAAACAACAAGCGGATAATTTATATCAACTAAAAAGCGCATCTCAACCGACGGTTAAAATTTGGACAGGAACAGAAAATGAATATAACTATATATATCAAAAAGACCCTAATACACTTTACTTAATTAAGGGGTGATTTTTATGGAAGGTAATTTTAAAAATGTAAAGAAGTTTATTTACGAAGGTGAAGAATATACAAAAGTATATGCTGGAAATATCCAAGTATGGAAAAAGCCTTCATCTTTTGTAATAAAACCCTTACCTAAAAATAAATATCCGGATAGCATAGAAGAATCAACAGCAAAATGGACAATAAATGGAGTTGAACCTAATAAAAGTTATCAGGTGACAATAGAAAATGTACGTAGCGGTATAATGAGGGTTTCGCAAACTAATTTAGGTTCAAGTGATTTAGGAATATCAGGAGTCAATAGCGGAGTTGCAAGTAAAAATATCAACTTTAGTAATCCTTCAGGGATGTTGTATGTCACTATAAGTGATGTTTATTCAGGATCTCCAACATTGACCATTGAATAATTTTAAACGACTAATTTTTTAGTCGTTTTTTATTTTGGATAAAAGGAGCAAACAAATGGATGCAAAAGTAATAACAAGATACATCGTATTGATCTTAGCATTAGTAAATCAATTCTTAGCGAACAAAGGTATTAGCCCGATTCCAGTAGACGATGAGACTATATCATCAATAATACTTACTGTTGTTGCTTTATATACTACGTATAAAGACAATCCAACATCTCAAGAAGGTAAATGGGCAAATCAAAAGCTAAAGAAATATAAAGCTGAAAACAAGTATAGAAAAGCAACAGGGCAAGCGCCAATTAAAGAAGTAATGACACCTACGAATATGAACGACACAAATGATTTAGGGTAGGTGTTGACCAATGTTGATAACAAAAAACCAAGCAGAAAAATGGTTTGATAATTCATTAGGGAAGCAGTTCAATCCTGATTTGTTTTATGGATTTCAGTGTTACGATTACGCAAATATGTTTTTTATGATAGCAACAGGCGAAAGGTTACAAGGTTTATACGCTTATAATATTCCATTTGATAATAAAGCAAGGATTGAAAAATACGGGCAAATAATTAAAAACTATGATAGCTTTTTACCGCAAAAGTTGGATATTGTCGTTTTCCCGTCAAAGTATGGTGGCGGAGCTGGACATGTTGAAATTGTTGAGAGCGCAAATTTAAACACTTTCACATCATATGGGCAAAATTGGAATGGTAAAGGTTGGACAAATGGCGTTGCGCAACCTGGTTGGGGTCCTGAAACTGTTACAAGACATGTTCATTATTACGATGACCCAATGTATTTTATTAGATTAAATTTCCCAGATAAAGTAAGTGTTGGAGATAAAGCTAAAAGCGTTATTAAGCAAGCAACTGCCAAAAAGCAAGCAGTAATTAAACCTAAAAAAATTATGCTTGTAGCCGGTCATGGTTATAACGATCCTGGAGCAGTAGGAAACGGAACAAACGAACGCGATTTTATCCGTAAATATATAACGCCAAATATCGCTAAGTATTTAAGACATGCAGGTCATGAAGTTGCATTATATGGTGGCTCAAGTCAATCACAAGACATGTATCAAGATACTGCATACGGTGTTAATGTAGGAAATAATAAAGATTATGGATTATATTGGGTTAAATCACAGGGGTATGACATTGTTCTAGAGATTCATTTAGACGCAGCAGGAGAAAATGCAAGTGGTGGGCATGTTATTATCTCAAGTCAATTCAATGCGGATACTATTGATAAAAGTATACAAGATGTTATTAAAAATAACTTAGGACAAATAAGAGGTGTAACACCTCGTAATGATTTACTGAACGTTAATGTATCAGCAGAAATAAATATCAATTATCGTTTATCTGAATTAGGTTTTATTACTAATAAAAAAGATATGGATTGGATTAAGAAGAATTATGACTTGTATTCTAAATTAATAGCTGGTGCGATTCATGGTAAGCCTATAGGTGGTTTGGTAGCTGGTAATGTTAAAACATCAGCTAAAAACCAAAAAAATCCACCAGTGCCAGCAGGTTATACACTTGATAAGAATAATGTGCCTTATAAAAAAGAGACTGGTAATTACACAGTTGCCAATGTTAAAGGTAATAACGTAAGGGACGGCTATTCAACTAATTCAAGAATTACAGGTGTATTACCTAATAACGCAACAATCAAATATGACGGCGCATATTGCATCAATGGGTATAGATGGATTACTTATATTGCTAATAGTGGACAACGTCGCTATATTGCGACAGGAGAGGTAGATAAAGCAGGTAATAGGATAAGTAGTTTTGGTAAGTTTAGCACGATTTAGTATTTACTTAGAATAAAAATTTTGCTACATTAATTATAGGGAATCTTACAGTTATTAAATAACTATTTGGATGGATGTTAATATTCCTATACACTTTTTAACATTACTCTCAAGATTTAAATGTAGATAACAGGCAGGTACTACGGTACTTGCCTATTTTTTTGTTATAATGTAATTACATTACCAGTAACCAATCTGGCTTAAAACCACATTTCCGGTAGCCAATCCGGCTATGCAGAGGACTTACTTGCGTAAAGTAGTAAGAAGCTGACTGCATATTTAAACCACCCATACTAGTTGCTGGGTGGTTGTTTTTTATGTTATATTATAAATGATCAAACCACACCACCTATTAATTTAGGAGTGTGGTTATTTTTTATGCAAAAAAAACGAAAAAAAGTTCATAAAAAGTATTGCATATCACGTTTAACCGTGTTATAATAAGGTATACCAGTTGAGAGGAGGATAAAAAGTGTTAGAAAATTTTAAAACTATAGCAGAAATCGCCTTTTATACAATGTCAGCAATTGCCATAGCGAAAACATTGAAAAAAGACGATAAGTAAGTAGACAAGCCCGAAAGGGCTGTCTATATATAAATTCTAACACTAAAATACTATGAAAACAATTTACATTATTTTAATCATTCTTATTTGGATAAACGTGTTTTTAGGCAACGATATAAGTAAAAGTGTTGTTGCACTGCTTACTACTTTACTGCTTATCAATTTATGGAAGAGGGATAAAAATGACAGCAATAAAAGAAATAATTGAATCAATAGAAAAGTTATTCGAAAAAGAAACGGGATATAAAATTGCTAAAAATTCCGGATTACCATATCAAACTGTGCAAGATTTAAGAAATGGAAAAACATCTTTATCAGATGCCAGATTTAGAACGATAATAAAGTTATACGAGTATCAAAGATCGCTTGAAAACGAAGAAGATAAATAAAAGGAGCCAAAAATATGTTTGTTACAAAAGAAGAATTTAAAACTTTGAATGTAAAAGAAGTATTTGAATCAGGTAAAAACTTTATAAAAATTACAGATGGAAGACATGCAATATATTGGGTAAATGATAGATACGTAGTACTTGACCATAAAAAAGGCGATTTGTACCCGCAAAAAGCATACCCAAAATATATCAAAAGAAAATTAGTAAGTTAAATAATTAGAAAACCACGTCTTAATTGACGTGGTTATTTTTTAGGTTTGCGCGTGTCAAATACGTGTCAATTTAGTTCTATTTCTTTAGTTTTCTTTCTAAACTTAATTGCTTGTAAACCGCATAGTTATAGGCTTTTCAGCTATATACCAAGATAAGATTTATCCCGCCGTCTCCATAAAAATATGCTTGGAAACCTTGATTTAATGGGGTTTTAATCTAGCAAGTGTCAAATATGTGTCAAGAAAATAATTTTCTGACACGTTGACCTTGCTCTTTTTTATGTTCATCAAGTAAGTGAGAGTAGGTGTCTAAAGTTATAGATATATTATAATGGCCTAATCTTTTGCTAATATATTCAATAGGCATAGTTATAGGCTTTTCAGCTATATACCAAGATAAGATTTATCCCGCCGTCTCCATAAAAATATGCTTGGAAACCTTGATTTAATGGGGTTTTAATCTAGCAAGTGTCAAATATGTGTCAAGAAAATAATTTTCTGACACGTTGACCTTGCTCTTTTTTATGTTCATCAAGTAAGTGAGAGTAGGTGTCTAAAGTTATAGATATATTATAATGGCCTAATCTTTTGCTAATATATTCAATAGGTATACCTTTAGAAAGTAGGAAAGATGTATGCGTGTGTCTTAATGAATAAGGTGTTATTGTAGTATCATTTAGTCCTATTTGACTCTTAGCATGGTTAAATGACTTTTTAACGGCATTATGACTCAATTTAAACAACTTATTATCTGTACGTTTTGGTAATTTTGATAATTTAGCTTTAATATGTTGTATATCCTTTTTTGGTACCTCCACAAGTCTGTCCGCGTTAACTGTTTTTGTTCCACGAAGATGTATTGTACCCTCTTTTTCGTTTAGATCGATAGGCAACATATTAATTACATCGCTGTATCTTGCACCAGTGATAGCTAGGATGAATAAAAAAATATAACTCGATTCGTCTCTAGATTTAAAGTATTCTATCAATTGCAAGTATTGTTCTATGGTGATGAATTTAGAGTGTTCGTCTTTTGATTTTTTTGTACCACGAATATCTATTTGATAGCTAGGGTCTTTCTTTAAATAGCCCTCATATACTGCATCTCTGAAGCATTGTGATAAACAACTGTTTAATTTACGAACCGTTTCATTAGTACGACCTCGACCGAATTCGTTCAAAAACTTTTGATACTCCGAACGTTTGATGTTTTTTATTAAAAAATCACTCCCGAAATATTCGTTAAATAATTTTAATGAACGTTGATACCAATAGAATTGTTGTGAAGCGACATGTTTCTTATTTTTTGAATCTAACCAATCATTGTAATATTCTTCAAACTTTTTATTTTCATCTAAATTGTTTCCATCATCCAAATCTCTAAGCAGTTGTTGAGCAGCGTTGGTTGCCTCAGCTTTAGTTTTGAATCCTGACTTTCTTTTCTTTCCTGATTTGAAAGACGGATGTTTTACGTCGTACTGCCAAGATGCTGTTGCTTTATTCTTCCTTTTTGTAATTGTAAATGACGCCATTTTACTTTTCCTCCTCAAAATTGGCAAAAAATAATAAGGGTAGGCGAGCTACCCGAAATTTTATTGTTGAACAACTATTGCTTCACTTCTTGCTTTTCCTACTTCTTTTCTAAAACTATCATATGATTGATTAGGGTGTGTTAACGACATTCCTGGACCACCTCCAGCATGTTGGTTTTTGTCCGGATTATTTTCCATTTCTTCAGTGGCTCTTTTAGCATTTAAATATTCTTCGTAACTAGGTTCGTTTGGGTCGCGTGGTTGTGCTTGTTGTCCATTATTGGTAGCTGGAAGATTCTTCTGTACCTGTTGCTTAGATGTGTTATTGGTTTGTTGATTGTTGTTAATGTTTGTGTTGTTCTCGTTGTTTACTTGATTATTGTTATCGTTTTGATTACTATTTTCTTTTTTCGCTTCTGCTTTATCTTTAGTTTCTTTCTTTTTGTCTTTGTTCTCTTTCTTTGTTTCGGTTTTCTTGCTTTCCTCTTTCTTATCGCCGTCGTTGCTACCGCATGCACCTAACACTAACGCACTAGCTAATAATAAAACTAATAATCTTTTCATGTTTTACACTCCTTTATTTGCTATTTGTTTTAATAAATCTATGATTTCATTGTTTTGTTCTATGATTTTGTTTTCATTTTTAAGATGTTCGTCTAACATCTCTATTAAGACGAAATTTTGATTTATCATTTCGTAAGTAAACATTTGACCTGTGTTGTTAGGATTAGAAAACGAACTACTGAAACGCGTTGAAAAGCTATCTATAAATTGACCAACTTTATTTTTTAATAACATATCTTTACCGCTCTCAGACATTGTATTTAGTTCGCGCTTATTTAAAGTTTTTTCTATAATTTTGTATTTTGTTTCCTGATTTCTTTCGATTTCTTCTACTTCAAAAGGGATATTGTTATTAAATTTTTCGATAATATCACGTTTTTCAGAAACTGACATACGATCAAATACTTGTTTTTGACCTTTATTTAACTTCCCTCGAATTTTTCCGGCAGTCCAAGACTCTTTAACTGTTAACTTATCATTAGGAACTTGATTCATCTTTTATATGACTCCTTTTCTCATATTTCTTTATATTTAAAAACTCTCAACGGCTCAAATGTAATCGAATACTCGCCATAGTGAGTTCCAATACCGTATATCTTCTTATATTGTTCTATTGCCTCCAATATGTATTCTTCGCTTAATTGTAGATACTCAGACAACTCATACAAGTTACGTACGCCATAATTGTAAGCTTCTACAATTTCGCGTAACGGGACTGCTGAGATAAAGCCGTGTCGTCTTGCGTAATTTTCGAACTTGCGATTGTTGAATTTCGATTGATCTAAAATGTTGCCATACGTCAACTTGTGGTGGGCAAGTTCTTCATATAATACTTCTAATTTGTTCCTTTCGGATAAGGAAGGTCTAATAAAAATTTCTCCTTCTTGATACCAACCATCGAATCCTCGAGGTACTCTTTGTGTTTCTTTCACTTCAACTTCACATTTCATAAGCAATTCTTCGTATTTTCCCATGCGCCAAACCCCTTTGGTGTCTTATTTCTTTCTATCTCTAACCCATTGCATAAAATTTTCGATTTCTTCCCATTCTTCGGGAGTAAATTCATCTTTATTTGCATGACCGGCTATAGTTTCTTGATGAATACTTCTTTCTTCTGTAATTCTCGATTTAGGTACATTAAAGTAATCTGCTAATTGTTGGACTTTTGATATTCTAGGATATTTAAGTTCTTTAAGCCAGTTAGAGATTGTTGATTGACTTACCCCGATTGCTTCAGACAATTCTACTTGAGTAATGTTGTTCTCTTTCATAAGTTGTTCTAAGTTCTCTGATAAAATTTTTCTAGCACTCTTATATTCCATAATTTTCTCCTTTAGTATTACTTAATGTAATACTAATTTACCATAAGTAATATCACTTTTCAATACAAAATATTACTTTTTTGAAATAAATATCACTTTAGGTGTTGACATATTACTTTAAGTGATAGTATAGTTGTAAATGTCAACGGGAGGTGATACGAAATGCCAGAAAATTTTAAAGAGTTCTCTGTAAAGGTCTGGAGAACTAATTCGAATATGACACAACAAGATGTCGCTGATAAATTAGGCGTTACTAAACAATCTGTAATAAGATGGGAAAAAGATGACGCAGAATTAAAAGGCTTACAATTGTATGCTTTAGCCAAATTATTCAACACAGAAGTTGATTATATAAAGGCTAAAAAAATTTAACATTAATATCACTTTAAGTGATAAAGGAGGAAACTGAAATGCAAGAATTACAAACATTTAATTTTGAAGAATTACCAGTAAGGAAAATTGAAGTGGAAGGAGAACCCTTCTTTTTAGGTAAGGATGTTGCTGAAATTTTAGGGTATGCACGAGCAGATAACGCCATACGCAATCATGTTGATAGTGAAGATAGGCTGATGCACCAAATTAGTGCGTCAGGTCAAAACAGAAATATGATCATCATCAACGAATCTGGATTATACAGTTTAATCTTTGACGCTTCTAAACAAAGTAAAAACGAAAACATTAGAGAAACCGCTAGGAAATTCAAACGCTGGGTAACTTCGGAAGTTTTACCGACGTTAAGAAAAACTGGTGCTTACCAAGTACCTAGTGACCCAATGCAAGCATTGAGATTAATGTTTGAAGCTACAGAAGAAACAAAACAAGAAATTAAAAACGTGAAAGATGATGTTATTGATTTGAAAGAAAATCAAAAACTGGATGCGGGAGACTACAATTTCTTAACTAGAACAATCAATCAAAGAGTAGCTCATATACAAAGACTACATGCGATAACAAACCAAAAACAACGTAGCGAATTATTCAGGGATATTAATTCAGAAGTGAAAAAGATGACTGGTGCGAGTTCAAGAACGAACGTAAGACAAAAACATTTCGACGATGTAATTGAAATGATTGCTAATTGGTTCCCGTCACAAGCTACTTTATACAGAATCAAGCAAATTGAAATGAAATTTTAAAACGAAATATAGGAGAGGCTGAATATGGAATACATCGGATATGCAGACGCAAATGCGTTTGTAAAAATAAGTGGCATTTCAAAAGATGATCTAGAGAAAAAAGTCTACTCGAACAAAGAGTTTCAAAAAGAATGCATGTACAGATTTGGTCGAGGACAAAAGCGTTATATAAAAATTGACAAAGCTATTCAATTTATCGGTACCAATTTAATGATTAATGAATACGAATTATAGGAGGAGTTATCAAATGAGTAAAACTTATAAAAGCTACCTAGTAGCAGTACTATGCTTCACAGTCTTAGCGATTGTACTTATGCCGTTTCTATACTTCACTACAGCGTGGTCAATTGCAGGATTCGCAAGTATCGCAACATTCATATACTACAAAGAATACTTTTATGAAGAATAAAAAAACTGCTACTTGCGTCAACAAGTAACAGTGACAAACATTTATCAAAATATACAACTTAATTAAATCAAAATATACGGAGGTAGTCAACTATGGCTGAAAATATTAAAACTGAACAACATTATTACACTAAAGATTTCTCAGGATACAGAAATGAAGAAGATAACTTTGTAGCAAATCAAGAATTGACAGTAACAATCACATTGAACGAGTACAGAAAACTTATTGAAATAAAGGCTGTTAAAGATAAAGAAGAAGATACTTACAGAGGTAAGTATTTTGCGGAAGAAAGAAAAAACGAAAAATTGGAAAAAGAAAATATAAAACTAAAAAACAAAATTTATGAATTACAAAACGAAGAAGATAACGAGGAGGACGAAGAAGACAAGGAGGACGAGAACGATGTATTACAAAATTGGTGAGATAAAAAACAAAATTATAAGCTTTAACGGGTTTGAATTTAAAGTGTCTGTGATGAAGAGACATGACGGTATCAGTATACAAATCAAGGATATGAATAATGTTCCACTTAAATCGTTTCATGTCATAGATTTAAGCGAACTATATATTGCGACGGATGCAATGCGTGACGTTATAAACGAATGGATTGAAAATAACACAGATGAACAGGACAAACTAATTAACTTAGTCATGAAATGGTAGGAGGTATGAAAAGTGAATGATTTACAAGAGAGAGAATTAGAAACATTCGAACAAGACGACCGATTCAAAGTAACTGATCTAGACAGTGCTAACTGGGTTTTTAAGAAACTGGATGCAATCACAACTAAAGAGAATGAAATCAACGATTTAGCAAATAAAGAAATTGAACGCATAAACGAATGGAAAGATAAAGAAGTAGAAAAATTACAGAGTGGCAAAGAATATTTACAAAGCCTTGTAATTGAATATTACAGAATACAAAAAGAACAAGATAGCAAATTCAAGTTGAATACACCTTACGGAAAAGTGACAGCCAGAAAAGGTTCAAAAGTCATTCAAGTTAGCAATGAGCAAGAAGTCATTAAACAACTTGAGCAACGAGGTTTTGACAACTATGTAAAAGTAACTAAAAAACTTAGCCAATCAGACATTAAGAAAGATTTCAATGTAACTGAAAACGGCACATTGATTGACGCAAACGGCGAAGTTTTAGAGGGTGCTAGCATTGTGGAGAAACCAACGTCATACACGGTAAAGGTGGGAGAATAGATGACTGAAAAAACTAATCAAGATGTCGATATTTTAACGCAACTAGGTGTAAAAGACATCAGCAAACAAAATGCAAACAAGTTTTATAAATTTGCGATATACGGCAAGTTCGGTACTGGTAAAACTACGTTTTTAACAAAAGATAACAATACCTTAGTACTAGATATAAATGAGGACGGAACAACGGTAACAGAAGATGGGGCAGTTGTGCAGATTAAGAATTATAAGCATTTTAGTGCAGTGATTAAAATGCTGCCTAAAATTATTGAACAACTAAGAGAAAACGGAAAACAAATTGATGTTGTAGTGATTGAAACAATCCAAAAGTTACGTGATATCACTATGGACGACATCATGGACGGTAAATCAAAGAAACCGACATTTAATGATTGGGGCGAGTGTGCTACACGCATTGTAAGTATTTATCGTTATATTTCTAAATTACAAGAACATTATCAATTTCATCTTGCTATAAGCGGACACGAGGGCATTAACAAAGACAAAGATGATGAGGGAAGTACTATCAATCCAACAATCACGATAGAGGCACAAGACCAAATAAAAAAAGCAGTCATCAGTCAATCTGACGTGTTAGCAAGAATGACAATAGAAGAACATGAGCAAGACGGCGAAAAAACTTATCAATATGTACTTAACGCTGAACCATCAAATTTATTCGAGACAAAGATAAGACACTCAAGCAACATCAAAATTAACAACAAACGTTTCATTAATCCAAGTATTAACGATGTTGTACAAGCAATTAGAAATGGTAATTAAAAATTAATTAAAAGGACGGTATAAAAATTATGAAAATCACTGGTAGAACACAATACATTCAAGAAACTAATCAAGAGGCATTCATGAAAGGTGGGGACTTTTTAGGAGCTGGAGAATTTACAGTAAAAGTTGCAAATGTCGAGTTTAACGACAGAGAAAACAGATACTTCACGATTGTTTTTGAAAACAACGAAGGTAAACAATACAAACACAACCAATTCGTCCCACCATTCCAACAAGATTATCAAGAAAAACAATATATCGAGTTACTTAGTAGATTAGGAATTAAATTGAACTTACCAGATTTAACTTTTGACACAGATCAATTAATTAACAAAATCGGAACTATTGTACTTAAAAATAAATTTAACGAGGAACAAGGCAAGTATTTTGTAAGACTCTCATATGTAAAAGTTTGGAATAAAGACGATGAAGTAGTTAATAAACCAGAACCTAAAACTGATGAGATGAAACAAAAAGAACAGCAAGCAAATGGTAAACAGACACCTATGAGTCAACAATCAAACCCATTCGCTAATGCTAATGGTCCAATAGAAATCAATGATGATGATTTACCGTTCTAGGACGTGGTTTAAATGCAATACATTACAAGATACCAGAAAGACAATGACGGTACTTATTCCGTCGTTGCTACTGGTGTTGAACTTGAACAAAGTCACATTGATTTACTAGAAAACGGATATCCGCTAAAAGCAGAAGTAGAGGTTCCGGACAATAAAAAACTATCTATAGAACAACGCAAAAAAATATTCGCAATGTGTAGAGATATAGAACTTCACTGGGGCGAACCAGTAGAATCAACTAGAAAATTATTACAAACAGAATTGGAAATTATGAAAGGTTATGAAGAAATCAGTCTGCGTGACTGTTCAATGAAAGTTGCGAGAGAGTTAATAGAACTGATTATATCGTTTATGTTTCATCATCAAATACCTATGAGTGTAGAAACGAGTAAGTTGTTAAGCGAAGATAAAGCGTTATTATATTGGGCTACAATCAACCGCAACTGTGTAATATGCGGAAAGCCTCACGCAGACCTGGCACATTATGAAGCAGTCGGCAGAGGTATGAACAGAAACAAGATGAATCACTACGACAAACATGTGTTAGCACTGTGTAGACAACATCATAATGAACAGCACGCAATTGGTGTTAAGTCGTTTGATGATAAATATCAATTGCATGACTCGTGGATAAAAGTTGATGAGAGGCTCAATAAAATGTTGAAAGGAGAGAAAAATGAATAAGTTACTAATAGATGACTATCCGATACAAGTATTACCGAAATTAGCTGAATTAATAGGGTTAAACGAAGCAATAGTATTGCAACAAATTCATTATTGGCTAAACAACTCAAAACATAAATACGATGGCAAAACTTGGATTTTTAATTCTTATCCAGAATGGCAAAAACAATTTCCATTTTGGAGCGAGAGAACTATAAAAAGGACATTTGGGAGTTTAGAAAAACAAAATTTATTGCATGTAGGTAACTACAACAAGGCTGGATTTGACCGTACAAAATGGTATTCAATCAATTATGAAACATTAAACAAACTAGTGGCACGACCATCGGGACAAAATGGCCCGACGATGAGGACAAATTGGCACGATGCAAGAGGACAAAATGACCCGACCAATACCATAGACTACACAGAGACTAACAAACATAGAGAGACAGACGACGTCTCAAAGTCATTTAAGTATATTAGTACCAATTTAGAAATTATACAAAACCCTTTAAAAGCAGAACAGTTAGAACACGAAATTAAATCATTTAAGCAAGATCAGTTCGAAATAGTAAAAGTCGCTACCGATTACTGCAAAGAAAACAACAAAGGTCTGAATTACTTACTAACTGTATTAAAGAACTGGAATAAAGAAGGCGTTTCAGATAAAGAAAGTGCTGAAAACAAATTGAAACCTCGTAACTCTAAAAAAGAAACTACTGATGATGTCATAGCACAAATGGAAAAAGAATTGAGTGATGACTAATGCCGATGAGCAAAACACAAGCATTAGAAATTATTAAAAAAGTTAGGTACGTATACAACATCGATTTTGATAAACCAAAGTTAGAAATGTGGATTGATGTATTAAGTCAAAACGGGGATTATCAACCAACTGTAAAAGCTGTAGATGGATATATCAACAGTAACAACCCGTACCCGCCTAACCTACCAGCAATCATGCGTAAGGCACCTAAAAAAGTATCTATTGAGCCGGTAGACAACGAAACCGCTACACACCAATGGAAAATGCAGAATGACCCCGAATATGTCAGACAAAGAAAAATAGCGCTAGATAACTTCATGAATAAGTTGGCAGAATTTGGGGGCGATAACGAATGAATTACGGTCAATTTGAAATTGAAAGCACAATAATCGCTACGCTACTTAAACAACCGGACGTACTAGAAAAGATAAGAGTTAAAGATTACATGTTTACGAACGAAAAGTTTAAAACCTTTTTCAATTATGTAATGGACGTCGGAAAGATAGATCATCAAGAAATCTATTTAAAAGCAACTAAAGATAAAGAGTTTTTAGATGCAGATACTATAACTAAACTTTACAACTCCGATTTCATTGGATACGGATTCTTTGAACGTTATCAACAAGAATTATTGGAAAGTTATCAAATCAACAAAGCGAAAGAATTGGTAACTGAGTTCAAACAACAACCTACGAACCAAAATTTTAATAACTTGATTGATGAACTCAAGGATTTAAAAACAATTACTAACAGAAAAGAAGACGGAACCAAGAAGTTTGTTGAGGAGTTTGTCGATGAGTTATACAGCGATAGCCCTAAGAAGCAAATTAAGACGGGTTATAAGCTCATGGATTACAAAATAGGGGGATTGGAGCCGTCGCAATTAATCGTCATCGCAGCGCGTCCCTCAGTGGGTAAGACAGGTTTTGCATTAAACATGATGCTGAACATAGCACAAAATGGATACAAAACATCTTTCTTTAGTCTCGAAACAACTGGCACATCAGTATTGAAACGTATGTTATCAACAATTACTGGTATTGAGTTAACAAAGATAAAAGAAATCAGGAACTTAACGCCGGATGACTTAACAAAGTTAACGAATGCGATGGATAAAATCATGAAATTAGGCATCGATATTTCTGATAAAAGTAATATCACACCGCAAGATGTGCGAGCGCAAGCAATGAGGCATTCAGACAGGCAACAAGTTATTTTTATAGATTATCTTCAACTGATGGATACTGATGCGAAAGTTGATAGACGTGTAGCAGTAGAAAAGATATCACGTGACTTAAAGATAATCGCTAACGAGACAGGCGCAATCATCGTACTACTTTCACAACTGAATCGTGGTGTCGAGTCTAGACAGGATAAAAGACCAATGCTATCGGACATGAAAGAATCAGGCGGAATAGAAGCAGATGCGAGTTTAGCGATGCTACTTTACCGTGATGATTATTATAACCGTGACGAAGATGACAGTATCACTGGCAAATCTATTGTTGAATGTAACATAGCCAAAAACAAAGACGGCGAAACCGGAATAATTGAATTTGAGTATTACAAGAAGACTCAGAGGTTTTTCACATGAATATAATGCAATTCAAAAGCTTATTGAAATCGATGTATGAAGAGACAAAGCAAAGCGACCCGATTGTAGCAAATGTATATATCGAGACTGGTTGGGCGGTCAATAGATTGTTGGACAATAACGAGTTATCGCCTTTCGATGATTACGACAGAGTTGAAAAGAAAATCATGAATGAAATCAACTGGAAGAAAACACACATTAAGGAGTGTTAAAAAATGCCGAAAGAAAAATATTACTTATACCGAGAAGATGGCACGGAAGATATTAAGGTCATCAAGTATAAAGACAACGTAAATGAAGTTTATTCGCTCACAGGAGCCCATTTCAGCGACGAAAAGAAAATTATGACTGATAGTGACCTAAAACGATTTAAAGGCGCTCACGGGCTTCTATATGAGCAAGAGCTAGGATTGCAAGCAACGATATTTGATATTTAGAGGTGGCACAATGAGTAAATACAATGCTAAGAAAGTTGAGTACAAAGGAATTGTATTTGATAGCAAAGTAGAGTGCGAATATTACCAATATTTAGAAAGTAATATGAATGGCACTAACTATGATCGTATCGAAATACAACCGAAATTTGAATTACAACCTAAATTCGGGAAACAAAGACCGATTACGTATATAGCCGATTTCTCTTTGTGGAAGGAAGGGAAACTGGTTGAAGTTATAGACGTTAAAGGTAAGGCGACTGAAGTTGCCAACATCAAAGCGAAGATATTCAGATATCAGTATAGAGATGTGAATTTAACGTGGATATGTAAAGCGCCTAAATACACAGGTCAAGAATGGATGGTATATGAGGACTTAGTGAAAGTCAGACGTAAAAGAAAAAGAGAAATGAAGTGATCTAATGCAACAACAAGCATATATAAACGCAACAATTGATATAAGAATACCTACAGAAGTTGAATATCAGCATTACGATGATGTGGATAAAGAAAAAGATACGCTGGCAAAGCGCTTAGATGACAATCCGGACGAATTACTAAAGTATGACAACATAACAATAAGACATGCATATATAGAGGTGGAATAAATGAAGTTGAACGAAGTATTCGCAACTAATTTAAGGGTAATCATGGCTAGAGATAACGTAAGTGTCCAAGATTTGCACAATGAAACTGGCGTATCAAGATCAACTATTAGTGGATATAAAAACGGAAAAGCTGAGATGGTTAACTTAAATGTATTAGATAAATTGGCAGATGCTCTAGGTGTTAATGTAAGTGAACTATTTACTAGAAATCACAACACGCACAAATTAGAGGATTGGATTAAAAAAGTAAATGTATAGAGGTGGAATAAATGAGTATCGTAAAGATTAACGGTAAACCATATAAATTTACCGAACATGAAAATGAATTGATAAAAAAGAACGGTTTAACTCCAGGAATGGTTGCAAAAAGAGTACGAGGTGGCTGGGCGTTGTTAGAAGCCTTACATGCACCTTATGGTATGCGCTTAGCTGAGTATAAAGAAATTGTGTTATCCAAAATCATGGAGCGAGAGAGCAAAGAGCGTGAAATGGTTAGGCAACGACGTAAAGAGGCTGAACTACGTAAGAAGAAGCCACATTTGTTTAATGTGCCTCAAAAACATTCTCGTGATCCGTACTGGTTCGATGTCACTTATAACCAAATGTTCAAGAAATGGAGTGAAGCATAATGAGCATAATCAGTAACAGAAAAGTAGATATGAACAAAACGCAAGACAATGTTAAACAACCGGCGCATTACACATACGGCAACATTGAAATTATAGATTTTATCGAACAGGTTACGGCACAGTATCCACCTCAACTAGCATTCGCAATAGGTAATGCAATCAAATACTTGTCTAGAGCACCGTTAAAGAATGGTCATGAGGATTTAGCAAAGGCGAAGTTTTACGTCCAAAGAGCTTTTGACTTGTGGGAGGGTTAACGATGGCAACGCAAAAACAAGTTGATTACGTAATGTCATTACAGGAACAATTGGGATTAGAAGACTGTGAAAAATATACAGACGAACAAGTTAAAGCTATGAGTCATAAAGAAGTTAGCAATGTGATTGAAAACTATAAGACAAGCATATGGGATGAAGAGCTATATAACGAATGCATGTCGTTTGGTCTGCCTAATTGTTAAAAGGAGTGATGACCATGAACGATAGCGCACGCAAAGAATACTTAAACCAATTTTTCAGCTCTAAGAGATATCTGTATCAAGACAACGAGCGAGTGGCACATATCCATGTAGTAAATGGCACTTATTACTTTCACGGACATTATAAAACGATGTTTAAAGGCGTGAAAAAGACATTTGATACTGCTGAAGAGCTCGAAATATATATAAAGCAACATGATTTGGAATATGAGGAACAGAAGCAACCAACTTTATTTTAGAGGAGATGGAAATAATGGCAAAGATTAAAAGAAAAAAGAAGATGACGCTACTCGAACTGGTGGAATGGGCATGGAACAATCCTGAACAAGTTGAAAGTAAAGTGTTTCAATCAGATAGAATGGGCACGCTTGGAGAATGTAGCGAAGTACATTTTTCAACTGATGGGCATGGGTTTTATACAAAAGTAGTAACAGATAAAGATATTTTTACTGTAGAAATCACAGAGGAAGTCACTGAAGATACTGAGTTTGATTGTCTAGTAGAACTAAACGATATTGAAGGTTTTGAAATATATGAAAATGATTCAATCAGAGAGTTGATAGACGGTACTTCCAGAGCGTTTTATATACTAAACGAAGATAAAACTATGACATTAATTTGGAAAGATGGGGAGTTGGTAGTATGATGCAAACCTATAAAGTATGTCTTTGTATCAAGTTCTTTGCATCTAAATGTGATTATAAATTAAAGAAACATTATTTCGTGAAAAGTACGAATGAGGAAAAAGCCACGAACATGGTATTAAAACTGATTCGTAAAAAGCTCCCGTTCGAAACTGCAAGCATAGAAGTCGAAAAAGTGGAGGCAATATAATGATACAACCAACAAGAGAAGAATTAATTAATTTCATGAAAAAACATGGAGCTGAAAATGTTGACTCTATCACTGATGAGCAAAGTGCAATAAGACACTTTAGAGCTCAATCAAAAGTTTTTAAAGACGAACGTGATGAGTACAAGAAGCAACGAGATGAGCTTATCGAGGATATAGCTAAGTTAAGAAAACGTAACGAAGAGCTGGAGAACATGTGGCGCACAGTCAAAAATGAATTGCTTGGAAGATACGAACATTACTGTTTTAAAATTAGAGAACTACACCCTGAGAGCAAAGCGAACAGGATAGGAGCTCTCTATATAGGAGGTAAAAGCACTGCAGATATTATACTGTCGCGAATGGAAGAACTAGACGGAACAAATGAGTTCTACGAATTTTTAGGGCAAATGGAGGCAGACACAAATGAATAACCGTGAACAAATAGAACAATCAGTGATCAGTACTAGTGCGTATAACGGTAATGACACAGAGGGGTTACTAAAAGAGATTGAGGACGTGTATAAGAAAGCGCAAGCGTTTGATGAAATACTTGAGGGAATGACAAATGCTATTCAACATTCAGTTAAAGAAGGTATTGAACTTGATGAAGCAGTAGGGGTTATGGCAGGTCAAGTTGTCTATAAATATGAGGAGGAGCAGGAAAATGAGTATTAGTGTAGGAGATAAAGTATATAACCATGAAACAAACGAAAGTCTAGAGATTGTGCAATTGGTCGGAGATATTAGAGATACACATTATAAACTGTCTGATGATTCAGTTATTAGCATTATAGATTTTATTACTAAACCAATTTATCTAATTAAGGGGGACGAGTGAGTGGAATGGAAACGATTAAAAAATGTGGTGCCGCACCCAGTTATCAAAAATAAAAATTTAAAGTCGGTATACGTAACAAAAGATAATGTGAAAGAGGTTCAAAAAGAATTAGGTTTCTTTGAAATTTTTAATGAAGAAGTGTTATTAACTGGATTTTTATCATTTCAAAGGATACCTATTTACATTATTTGGATTAATCCTAAATCTCATAAGACGCCTAGATATTACTTTGCTAACGAGCATGAGATTGAAAGATATTTTGAATTTTTGGAGGACGAGTAAATGCTTGAAATCATCGACCAACGTGATGCATTGCTAGAAGAAAAGTATTTAAACGACGACTGGTGGTACGAGCTAGATTATTGGTTGAATAAACGCAAGTCAGAAAATGAACAGATTGATATTGATAGAGTGCTTAAATTTATTGAGGAATTAAAACGATAGGAGATAACGAATAAATGAATAATTTAACAGTAGATCAATTAAAAGAACTTTTACAAATACAAAAGGAGTTCGACGATAGAATACCGACTAGAAATTTAAATGACACAGTAGCTAGTATGATTATTGAATTTGCGGAGTGGGTTAACACACTTGAGTTTTTTAAAAATTGGAAGAAACAACCAGGTAAGCCATTAGATACACAATTAGATGAGATTGCTGATTACTTAGCTTTCAGTTTGCAATTAACTCTGACTATTGTTGATGAAGAAGATTTGGAAGAGACTACTGAGGTTATGGTTGATTTGATTGAAAATGAAGTTACTTTACCTAAACTACATTCAGTTTATTTTGTTCATGTAATGCATACACTAACAGAACAATTTGTAAAAGGTATTGATAATAGTATTGTACAAGTTTTAATAATGCCTTTTTTGTACGCCAATACTTACTATACAATCGACCAACTCATTGACGCATACAAAAAGAAAATGAAAAGGAACCACGAAAGACAAGATGGAACAGCAGACGCAGGAAAAGGATACGTGTAAAGACATCTTAGATCGAGTCAAGGAGGTTTTGGGGAAGTGACGCAATACTTAGTCACAACATTCAAAGATTCAACAGGACAACCACATGAACATTTTACTGCTGCTAGAGATAATCAGACGTTTACAGTTGTTGAGGCGGAGAGTAAAGAAGGAGCGAAAGAGAAGTACGAGAAACAAGTTAAGATAAGGAGAGATGGAGATGCCAAAGAAAACGGTAACGATTGATGTAGATGAAAACTTATTAGTAGTAGCTAGTAATGAAATATCAGAACTATTATATGAATATGACAGTGAGTTAATGTCAGCTGATGAAGATGGCGATAATAGAGATATCGAAAAAAAAAGAGACGCATTAAAACAAGCTATACAAATTATCGATAAATTAACATGTCGAGGAGGCAGACGATGATTAACATACCTAAAATGAAATTCCCGAAAAAGTACACTGAAATAATCAAGAAATATAAAAATAAAACACCTGAAGAAAAAGCTAAGATTGAAGATGATTTCATTAAAGAAATTAATGATAAAGACAGTGAATTTTACAGTCCTATGATGGCTAATATGAATGAACATGAATTAAGGGCTATGTTAAGAATGATGCCTAGTTTAATTGATACTGGAGATGGCAATGATGATTAAAAAACTTAAAAATATGGATTGGTTCGATATCTTTATTGCTGGAATACTGCGATTATTCGGCGTAATCGCACTGATGCTTGTTGTCATATCGCCTATCTATACAGTGGCTAGTTACCAAAACAAAGAAGTATATCAAGGGACAATTACAGATAAATATAACAAGAGACAAGATAAAGAAGACAAGTTCTATATTGTGTTAGACAACAAGCAAGTCATCGAAAACTCTGACTTACTATTCAAAAAGAAATTTGATAGCGCAGACATACAAGCTAGGTTAAAAGTAGGCGACAAAGTAGAAGTTAAAACGATTGGTTATAGAATACACTTTTTAAATTTATATCCGGTCTTATACGAAGTAAAGAAGGTAGATAAATAATGATTAAACAAATATTAAGACTATTATTCTTACTAGCGATGTATGAGCTAGGTAAGTATGTAACTGAGAAAGTATATATTATGACGACGGCTAATGATGATGTAGAGGCGCCGAGTGACTTCGCAAAGTTGAGCGATCAGTCTGATTTGATGAGGGCGGAGGTGTCAGAGTAGATGTATAGCAAAGAGTCAATTGTTAATATGATAGGCACACATAAAATGAAGTGTAATGTATTAGCTGATGTAATACCGGAATATGATAGCAATTCAATTGCACAGTATGGCATACAAGCAACGTTGCCGAAACCACAAGGGGAAAACTCAAGTAAAGTTGAAGATGTTGTTGTGAGGCTTGAGAGAGCAAATAAAAGGTATGCTCAGATGTTAAAAGAGGTTGAGTTTATAAATCAATCGCAACAGAGATTGGGACACGTTGACTTTTGCTTCTTAGAGTTATTGAAGAAAGGTTATAACAGGGATGCGATTATCAAGAAGATGCCTAACTCTAAATTAAATAGAAACAACTTCTTAGCGCGCCGTGATGAGTTAGCAGAAAAGATTTATCTACTACAGTGACGAAAATGACAAAAATGACAGAAATGACGAAAATGACACTATTTTTAAACTGTGAATTAATTTTATATAATTGATTTGTAAGAATTATCTTAAGACGTGGGGTAATAGCCACATTAGATGTTCTCATCGATGTGATTGAGAAGTGACAAACATATAAAAGATGATATGTTACGCTATTAATCACCTACTACC